CTGTTGAAACTGTTGAAAATGATATTAAAGAAAATATAAATTATCAAAATTTAGAAAAATTACAAAAAAATATTGATAATCTTAACCCAGAACATCATTTACAAATTGCAAAAATATTATATAAACATAATATAAAATTATCACAAAATAATAATGGAATTTTTGTTAATTTAACAACTTTACCAAATGAAATAACTGAATTACTTTGGAAATATTTAGAATTTATAAATAATCAAGAAGAATATATAAATAAGGATGAAGAAACTAAATTAGAATTAGAAAAAATATTTTTTTTAAAATAATAAAGACATTATTATAAATAATATTGAAGAGGTTTATGTTTATAATAAATGATACTAATTTTAATGAATTAAAAAAATATATGTTATCAAATATTGATAAAAATTCCAATAATGTTGATGAAAATAGTAAATTAAATGATAATAAACCAAATAATAAACCAAATAATGAATTAAATGTTAGTAAAAATTTAATATATATTGATTATAACAAAGCAAAAAGAAAATATAATAATAATTTAAAATATAAAGAAGATACTTTTTTTTGGTGTTTTTATAATTTATTAAATATAAATGAATTAAATGAATTAAATAAATTTAATGAATTTAATGAATATAATGAGTTAAAATTACTAAAAATAGAAAAAGATACTAAAATTTTATTGTTAGAAGAATTAAGAAAAAATAAAAATAAAATTAAAAAAAAATATAAATTAAATGTTTTGGAAGATGAATTATTAAATTCTAAAAAAATTTCTTTTAATACTTTTTGTGGATTATGTTGTTTAAAAGATATAAATATTTTTATAACAACTAATAATAATACTTATAGTTATTTTTTGAATAATGATGAATTAATAGAGAATAATATGTTAAATAGTTATAATTTATTTAATTTCATTGAATTAAAATATAATAATAGTTTAATAAACGTTAAAAATAATACTATAAATAATATTAATATTAGCGAAAATGAATATAAAAATATTATAAGCAATCATTTTTATTTAGAAAATTTAGAAAAACCATTAAAAACTATTAGTTATTATAAATTAGATGATTTAATTAATATATGTAATAAATTAAATATAATTATATATAATTCTGCAAATAAAAAAAAAACAAAAAAAGAATTATATTCAAATATATTAAATATATTGACTTAAAATTAAAAAAAAATTAAAATTGAAAAATTTATTATTTATTATTTATTTTTTATTAAATAATAAATAATTATATATAATATGTCAAAATCTATAAAAGATATAATTAGTGATAAAAAATATGTTTCAATATTTGAAAAAAATGAAGATTCAAAAAATACTATTCTTTTTAAACGTCTTATTAAATTATATATAGATAATAAAAATAAATTTACAGATAATATTGCACCAGAATTTGAAATCAGATTTGGTACAAAAAAAATAAAATATTTAACTAAAATAGATTTCAATAATATTATTAAAACATTATTATTTCAAAAATTTGAATTAAAAAATGAAAATTACAGTTTGAAAATTATTTTAGATGATGAAGATTCTAAAATTAGAACAGAAATATTTGGCTTACCTAATATACAATATTATTGTAAAAATAATAATATAAGCGGTATTGAAGATATTGAAAATATTAAATTTATAGAAAAAAAATATTTTCAAAAAGATGAACTAGTGTTTTACCCATTAGATTATGATGAATATAATATGAGAATATCATTTCAAAGTGAAGAAAATTTTAATTTTAATAGTGAAAAAATTCAATCTATTATAAAAAAATGGGATTCTACAAAAAAAATTTTTAGATTTATTAAAAGATTTGAATTTAAACATCCTGAATTACCATTTAATATTCATTGTAGTGTAGTTAAAATGTCTAAATTACATAATAATAAATTAGTACCACAATTTAATATTAATGATTCAAATGTTTTTAATTCTTTTGAAAATTATGAAGTTGAAATAGAATGTATTAATTCTGATATAGGTATAAAAACAAAATATGATACAGGATTTTATTTATATGAAAGTTTAAAAAAAACAATTAAAATTATTTTAATAGGTTTACAAGAATCAAATTATCCTATTAGTTTAATTGACCAAAATGAAGTTCTTAATAATTATTTAAAAATTACAAAAAATACTAAATATATAAAAAATGAATTATATGAAAAAATAAATGTAAAGGATTTTATAGGTCCATCATCTGTAACTTTGCAAAATATTAATATTTTAGATACAAAAGATATTGATGAAACAAATAAAACAGTTCCAAATATTAGAAATAATTATTGTGTAACAGATAAGGCAGATGGTTTGCGTAAATTATTATTTATTAATAATACTGGAAAAATATATTTTATTTTAATGAATATGAATATACAATTTACTGGAATATTAACAGAAAATAAAGAAATATTTAATACTATTATTGATGGTGAGCATATTTTAAATGATAAATATAAAAAATTCATAAATTTATTTGCGTGCTTTGATATTTATTTTATAAATAGTAAAAATGTAACTGGTTTACCATTAATTAAAGATAGTAAAGAAGAAAAATCTGCTAAAAGTAAAGAAAATAATATTAATTACAGATTAGATATTTTAAATTCTGTTATTTCGTCTTTAAATGCAAAATCTATTGTTTCCAATTCAAAAAATTCTTTAAAAGTAGTATTAAAAAAATTTTATACTAATAATATTTTTAAAGCAAGTGAAAATATTTTAAATAATATTAAAGATGGATTATACGAATATAATACAGATGGACTAATATATACACCAACTAATACTGGTGTTGGATCAAATAATATTGGAATAATTGCACCAGATTTTAAAATAACTTGGAAAGAATGTTTTAAATGGAAACCTCCTGAATATAATACTATTGATTTTCTAGTTAAATTTAAAAAGGATGAATATAATAAAGTTATTATAAATAATATATATAATAATGGAACTAATTTAACTTCTTCAAATACACTAAGCCAATATGTTACATTAGTTTTACAAGTAGGTTTTGATGAAAAAATGCATGGTTATATTAATCCATTTAATATGATTATTGAAGATACTAAAATATCAAATTCAGAAGAATATAAAAATAATTATAAACCAATGCAATTTTACCCAACAAATCCAAGTGATGAAACAGCTGGTTTATGTAATATTTGTGGTATTTATGATAAAACTGGTAGTTTTAAGATATATAGTTTAGAAAATGAAGAAATTGAAGATAATAGTATAGTAGAATTTAAATATGATACTACAAAAGAAGGATTATTTAGATGGGTTCCATTAAGAGTAAGATATGATAAAACTTCTGAATTAAAATCTGGTATAAAAAATTTTGGTAATGCCTATCATGTTGCTAATGGAACATGGCACTCTATTCATAATCCAATAAGTGAAGAAGTGATTAAAACAGGTAAAAATATAATTATAGATAATAATGATGATGATATTTATTATAATAAAATAACTTCTAAAACTGAAACACGTAGTCTTAGAGATTTTCATAATTTATATATTAAAAATGAATTATTTAAAAATACTATTGGCGCTGGTAATATTTTAATAGATTATGCATGCGGTAAAGGGGGTGATTTACCAAAATGGATAAAAACACAATTAAATTTTATTTTTGGTATAGATTTATCTAAAGATAATATTGAAAATAGATTAGATGGGGCTTGTGCAAGATATTTAAATTATAAGAAAAAAATGTCAACAATACCATCAGCAATATTTTTAAATGGTAATAGTGGTGCTAATATTAAATCAGGTGATGCTTTTTCAAATGATAAAAATAAAAATATAATGAATGCTATTTTTGGTATAGGTACAAAAAATGAATCTGCTTTAGGTAAAGGTGTTTACAAAAATTATGGAATAGCACATAATGGATTTAATGTTAGTTCAATTATGTTTGCATTACATTATATGTTTGAAAAGGAAGAAATGTTAAATGAATTTTTAAAAAATATTTCTCAATGTACTGCAATTAATGGATATTTTATTGGTTGTTGTTTTGATGGAAAAAAAATATTTAAAATGTTAGAATCTATTGAAAATAATGAAAGTATTAGTTTATTTAAAAATAGTAAAAAAATATGGCAAATCACTAAAAAATATGATTTTAAAAATTTTGATAATGATGAAAGTAGTTTAGGTTATGCTATTGATATATATCAAGAATCTATTAATAAAACTATTAGAGAATATTTAGTAAATTTTGATTATTTAGTTCGTATTTTAGAAAATTATGGTTTTGTAGTATTAACTGATTCTGAAATAAAAGATATAAATATGTCATCTAGTATAACTAGTTTTGAAACAATGTATAATCAAATGACAAATAAATTAGAAAGAGATAAAGATCTACGATTTCAAATTGGAAATAGTTTAAATATGAGTGATGAAGAAAAACAAATATCCTTTTTAAATAATTGTTTTATATTCAAAAAAGTTAGAAATGTATCTAATATTCCATCTTTAATTAAAAATAGTGAATATGATGAAAAAAATAAAATGGATATACTTGATAATGATAAAAAACACTTAGATGAAGAAATTGAAAAAATATCAGAAGCTAATATAAAATTTAAAACAGAAAAAGAAATTAATAAAGAAGAAAAAGAAGAAAAAGAAGAAAAAAAAGTTAAACCAGAATTAACTATAGATGAAAAAATTAAATTGGCAGAAGAAAAGAAAAAAGCAAAATTATTAGAAAAAGAGTTAGAAAAACAAAGAAAAAAAGAAGAAAGAGAAAAGAAAAAACTAGAAAAAAATAAAAAGTAAAAAACTATATATAATATACACTATTATACAATAAATTTATATTATTTATAAAAACAATATAAATTTATCAATTTAATATAATTTAATTGATTAATAATAAAAGTATGACTTACATCAGTATACCATCATTTAATTATAATATAGTGTTTAATATTGAATTTTTTTCTTCTAAAAATAAAAATAAACCTTATGAACAAAAAATATCTAATTCACTATATAGACAGTTAATTAATATAAAAGAACAAATTCATAATAATAATAATAATTGGGATTTTTATAAAAAAATTACAAATCCGTATGAATATATACATACTCCATTTAATAATAATAATAATAATTATTCAATATGTAAATATAAACCATTAAGTAGATCTTTTTTTAAAATGATAGAAATTATAAATGTATTTAATTTTTTAAATCATGAAAATAATATAACCAGTTTTCATCTAGCAGAAGGTCCAGGCGGTTTTATTGAAGCATTTAACTATTATAGAAATAATAAAAAAGATTTATA